TCAATTAATTCCCTTTCTTGTTGATTTGGAGTTCCGTTATTGAAGTTAATAAGCATTGACGGACTCAATCCGTTCATGATATTGTTCAAATGATAGTTACTTATCTCTTCCTCTAGTTCGCAATACTGCAAGCCACCCTGATAATCAACGGGTGAATAGTAATAAAATCCTGCACGATAAGGTTTGATGTAATAAATTTCAATTGCCTCATTTGACATCCCATAAGCAGGAATCCTTAAAGGCTTATCGCTTGGTTTGATTTCAGTCCAATCCTTGAAATAGTAATATGCAGGTATTTCTCCGTCATCATTTGCTTTTTCTGCCCTTAAAGTCTCAATTGGGAAATGTTCTATTTTAGCAATCTGCTTTCTGCCCTTTGAATAGATCACTTGCATTGCCGCTTGACCCATTAGCTTCAAATCATAGCAAACTTTACGCACACAATCCTTGTGAAGTAAAGAAACCATCTGAGCATATTGATCTGGTTTTCTTGCCGCATCCGTAGCATTTAATCCTTTGCCATAAATCGCTTGACTGATCCCATTAATAGCCGCATTATTTGTCGGACTACCATTGTATCTATCTATTAAGAATTGAAAATAGTTATTATCTTCTCCATAAGATACCCAATCCTTGTTTGCAACCTCCTTAACTTCTGGACTAGTATATGTGCTTAAGTTGATTACTCCAATCTCAGTTTCATTTTTATTCTGTTTTACTGAGATATTTGGTAATGTGCTTTTTTTGTTCCTTTTCATGATGTTACAATATAGTCATTGTTGTAGGAATTGTTATAAGTATACTGCCCCTCGTTAAGTTCGTAGTACTCATTCTTCGTTTGATCAATGGTTTGATCTGTACAAAAGATGCGATCTGAGAATATTTCAGAAACAAAAGTATTAGTTTCGTTCCATTTAGTGTTTTCTGCTTCCCAAAGATTAAAGTTTGTATTCCAGATATTATAGTCAATGTACAATCTAAGATCGTAAAAATGACCTTCAACTAAAATGGGGTTAAAGGTATTATTAAATACTAGGTAATTTCCTACCGTTGTTGCCGTTGTTATTTCATAAATAGTAGTGACGTTTGTACTATCATCACGAATGTCCATGCTAAAAGTTGTGACGTATTCTCTAGGGATTACGGTAAGCGTTTGAGCAGTTGCGGAGGTTCTTAGTATTATCATCTAATAGTATAACGTAATTTCATTGATATTTTTGAAAATGAAAGAAAAAAAGCAGTCCCCCCTCGAAGACTGCTTCCATTAATTAACCAAAACTAAATTTAAGCCGTTGGATCAATTTGAGTTGCTTGAGTTGCTCCCGTAATTATTGTTGATAATATCCAAGGTGCAGCCGTCTCTTCAATTCCTTCCATTGTTAAAGTGAATCCTGAAAGGTCTCCTGCCGCCGTTCCCGTGGCAATAGTTCCCCCCGTGCATTCTGCTCCATTTTCCAACCCTACAAGAAATATGTTCCCGTAATAATCTTCAACCGCAACTTGTGGTCTAGATTGAGCCAATAATTGAATTTCCTGCTGAGTCGCTTTATCCAGATAAGTGAAAGTCAAACTTAAAGTCTGAGTATAAAAAGTCGTTCCCGTATCCCTTGAACTTGTGATTGTTGTCTCCAATGAAGAAGCACCCTTCACGTCATACTGATAAACTTCCATTGATCCAGAAAGGGAAGCCGTATCAATTTGCCCATCAGCATCAAATGTTACCGTTCCAAGACCCGTTCCCGTTCCGTTAAAGTTTATAAAATAAGCGGCTTTAATCCCGCCAAAAGCTGATTTACAAGGTAGCTTTCTGCCTTTTGTTAATAAACATGCCATAATCTTTTTTGTTTAAAAAAAGGGCAAGCAGGGTTTGATCCCTAAATGCCCTCTTTAGGTTATAAATTAAGAATAAAGAACGCAATCAGTTGATATGCCGTATTGTACTGCGGCAGTAAATCGCATGATTACTCTCACATTCTGCGATCCGTCAAGATCACTCATGTCCAAAACCTTAACAAGGTTCATGTCTGACATCAAGCCCGTGCCGAAGTATAGGTTGGTCTTCTCAGCCGCAACCGCATGGTCATCAGGCAATCCCTGAGCAACAAATATTTTGACACCGTCAAAGGTTAATGCTCCGTTGTTCCACCATTGTGTACCTTCATTGTTTACACCATTTGCACCAACTCCTGCCGCCGCAAATCCTCCTAATGCACGAACATAAGCACGAGCAATATTCTGTGAAACGTATAAGTATAAATCTTCTTTTCCGTAAAGAGCAGAAGGAATTGCGTCAACAATTCTGCCTAGTTCAGCGATTACATTTGCCGCATCAACTGCCGCAGGAGCAACCACTTTAGGTACTGCCGCATCAGCAGTCATCAATGGCACGAATCCATCAAAAGAACCAACAACGGCATTTGCACCGTTCCAGATATTCTGCTCTGTTTTCTGAGCCACTTCTTTTGCTACATGAGCAATAAGAAATTCAGCGAAGGTCGGAGGTAATTGATCAAAGGCAGAGTATCCCATGCTTTGAGCGCCCCAATTCGCAATAAATGGAGTTTTACACAATTCAAGGTTTACCTGAAATTCCTCTGGTTGAATAATTCTCTCAGTCAATGTGACGTTTCCCGTGTTTGTGAAATCACATGATGAGTCCACAATTAAACCAGACGTGTCAACTTTCTGAATTACTTCTTTATACTTAACGTTTGGCATGATTTCGATGCCTCCGTTGTCAATTGTTGAACCGCTCAATAAAGCCGCGGCTATGTATTTTCCTGCAAATTCACCTGCATAGGTGCTAGTTATTGTTAAAGCCATTATATTAGTTGTTTAAAATTTTTGATAATACTGAATCCATAACGGACTTAGTTCTTTGTTTCTGAAAAGTTATCTTTTCATTCTTGTTTGATACTGATTCAGGACTATGCTTAATAGCTTGAGCCGCAGGTTGTGAAAGTTCTTCTTTGAGGTCTTCGTTCATTTCCTCTTTATTTCCGTACCCCATTTCTTCAACCTCTTCCGCAGAAACCTTATCTGCTTTTAGATCAGCAATAGCATCTTCAAGATTTTGTATTCTCTTTTCCATGCCTTCCCAATCGCCAACTTCTGCCATTTTCTTCTCGTCCTTCTCTTCCTTGTCATCTGCTAAGTCCTCAGTAGTTTCCTCTTTTTCTGGGACATCATCGCTAACGTCTCTGACGTCTGCAATCATACCTTCTTCTTCAACAACTAAAAGCCGTGAGTCTTCAAGTATATATTCGCCGACTGGCATAGCTACTTTTTCATCATCGGTAAGGATAAAAATTTCTTTCCCTTTCTCAAATGCTTCCGCTTCTATATCAGTTCCATTCTCTAGCTTCATGGTCTCCAATTTGACTTGAATGTCAAGAAGCGTTTTTATTTGATTCAACATTTCATTTGTTCTCATATTAGTATAACGTAAAAATTTAAAAGTTTTGTCTTTTAACTCTGTCGATAAATTGGTCCAATGCCTTGATTCATAGTTCCACCCTCGCAACATTTTCTTGAATAGGTGTTTTTATGTCTACATAAACATGCCCTGCTACTACTCTTTGGACTTGTTCTGCTAGGTATAAGTGTCTTCGTTTTATTTGTCATGATTTTTTCTCTTTTTCTGCTTCATTCATTTTCTTTTTTGCCCATCCCAAAGCTGATTTGCCACCCCATAATAAATAAGATATAGTCCCACATGCCTTAGTATCTGAAGGATCATAAAACTCTTCTGCTCTGCTTAAATATGAGTACATCCTTTTAATGGTATTCATAGAAATAGGCTTCCCTTGAGCCAATTGTTGCGCTCTAATTTTACCTACTTCAGTTGCACATTTATTGTTAATCTTTTTGTTTAACTCAATGCCTCTTTTTGCGTTGTTTTTTACGGAATCAGGATAGTCCCTGAAAGACTCCATTTCAATCTCGTTCTTTTCCTTGTTGATAATTCCTCTAATCATTGAAAGCATTTCTTTTGCTTCCTCGTTTTCTATTTCTTCAAGTGTTAATTGAGGCTTTTGAGTTGACATATTCACTTTGTCCGCAAAGTATCCTTCAATTGAAAAACCTTTGACTCTGCCTTTTTTCACATATTCTTGCCAAACCTCCTCATTGTTGACCTTCATTGTTCCCATCCATGTCCCAACGGGTACGTTCATTCCGTATTTTCTGCTCTTGTCATGCACCTCATCTTCTACGATCCAGGATTCAACCAGAGTCAACCCATTAAGCTGATGTTGATGTTCTAACGTGGAGTTGTTTTGATTACCATTTCGTAGGTACATTTGACTCGCTTTCTCAATTGTGTTTTTTGAGAAATAGATGTAATACTCTCCGTCTTCTGAGTATCTATAAATAGGTTTGTTAGGAATAAGCAAAGCACCCATCAAGATTCTTTTGTCTTTGGATACCTCTGCTAGTTTAATTTCATCATCCTTTAGGGCAACAAAATCACTCTCAATAGCAGGACTTTCTACAATTGAAATTGCTTCAATACCTGAAAACTCCTGATCTTCGTCTAATACTAGTTCTACTATTCTCATAATAGTATAACGTAAAAGCGAATAAGTTTTGTATTACAACGTAGCTGATTCGACTATATTTCTGTCAAGGCTTTGTGAGGTGGTCACATCTCCAGACACAACGTATGCTTTCACGGGCGCTTGAGTCTGTCCCCCGATAGCATCTGCCAATTGATTTGTTCCCGTTGTTCCTACTACATTAAAATCTGCAGGAATTGATGGAGCCTGAAAACTAGGTACTGAAGGAGTAGAACCTCCGCTAACATCGCCACCGCCAACGCCATTTACTTTAGGCAGTTTAGTCCCTTTAATTTCCTTGATAGTCCTAAATCCCGTTGCGATTGCTGATGCCGCCGCTATACCTCCCAAAACGGGTCCAACTACGGGTATTCCTGCCAATGAATTAAAAGCAGAGATTGATGATTGTAATGTAGTTATTGTAGTTGATGCTATTGCCGCCGCTTTTCCTGCCTTAGATTCTTTTCCGAAAATATTTGCTAAACTATTTAGTGTGTTTTTAGCAATATCTAACTTTGCCGCCGCTGACATATCTTCAAGTTCAGCTATTTTCCTATTTGACTCAGCTTGATAATTAACTAATTCCTCATTAGCATCCGCAAATGCTTGAGTTCCTTCTTTATATAATGCTTTCTTTGCCTCAAGTCTTGTGGTCTCTTCAGCTATTTCTAAAACGGTTGCCTCTTGCAATGCGGTAATTCGCATGAATTCATTCAATTGCCTTTCAGCATTCCACTCGCGTTCTTCTTGTCTTCTTAAAATCTCTCCGTCATTTATTGTTGCGTCAAGTTCTTGTTTTTCTTTTGTTAACGCTAATCATTTGCTTTTTGCTCTGAGATAAATCCTTCAATGGTTGCCTCAACCGCTTTCACCTCGTTTTTAGCCGCAATCAAAGCAAGTTCTTGTTCTATGCCTCCATTTAATTTAAAAGCCGCTATTGCTTGTCTTTCAACTATCTTGGCGTTTTCAAGCATATCCTTGTTTTGCTTTTCAAGAATTGCTTTTAATTTTTCATTTGCTTCAATCCTTTCTGTGATTGTATTACGTTCCTCATCCCTAATCTGACGTTGTTTTTCTGCTAGTCTGTCCGACTCTTCAAGTATTCCTATGTTTAACAATTCTGCTCTTTGCGCTTCCTTCGCCATCTGAACACTTGCCGCCGCCGCTTCAACCGTTTTTTTAGTGTAATCCGCAGTCGCTACGGCAACTTCTTTCACTAACTCAACCGTTTTATCAAATGAGTCATCAACTCCCGTTAGAACGTCTGTAAACTCTTTTCCCGCATTACTTGCCGCTTCTATTGCTCCGTCCCAATCGCCCTCAAATACTTTTTTAATTGCCGTGCCTAAATATCCCAAAACTTCAATAGCAGAATTGAATCGCTCGATCATATTCTCTTTGATCGCTTTGCCTAAATCTGCTACGGCTTTTTGAGGATCGTCAAATATTTTTTTGAAATAATCTGTTATTGGTCCAACGTTACTCGTGACTAATTTAAATAGATCATTAAATGCAATCTCAAGAGCCTTGAAAGCAGTCGCACTAGCATCAACAACCGCTTGGTTAGTCATAAATAACTCTGTCAATCCTTCCAGAACCTTCAAGAATAGACCAACCCCTGCCGCTTTGATAGCCAATCCCATCCCTTTAATTCCTCCTGCGGCTTCATCTGTGGTTTTCTTTAAGGCATTAATAGCATCTTCAGTCTTTTTATTGCTATCAACAACCTCTTTGCTAAGATTTTCAATCTGCTTTTTGAGGTCTTTAATTTCTTGACTCGCTTTTTTGGTGTTCGCTACTACGTCAATTTCTGCAACTTCCATTTTGTTTCTTTTTTAATTTGCTTAAATGCCTCTTTAAAACTCTTAGGGAAAAGGTATTTCCCTTGAGCAATCCTGATGTTTTCTGTTTCTCCGTCTGCTAATTTTAGCATTTCAATTATTGATCTCATACCACGTTTAATAGTTCAAAGTCACTTTCTCCCGTTTGAAGGTTTGTTGTAACTGAGTTAATAATATAAGTTTGATTCCTCACGATAATTCTATCCCTTAATTCCAGAGCAATTACGATTCTTAAAGGCAAAAATGCTTTGACTTTTGTGATCCTTCTTTGGGTATTAAATACCGCTGAAACGTAATCTGTATATTCCTTTCTAAATAATGAGGCATCCGAAAATCCTGCAGATGTTAATTCATACTCATTTATTTCAGCGCCAAAATTTAAGTTATCTTTATTTATTTGAGAAAGCAAAGCAACGCTATTGCTTGGCACATTGTAATCGGTTACTTCAACATGACTAGTTGGAGCAGTTAAAAAAGAAATTGAATTAATACCTCCACCCGATAAAGTCACGGGGTAAAAAAGCAAAGGCTTTCCGAAATAAGGTTGTTGATTTTCGTTTACAAAATAGCCGTATTGTATGGTTGTTGAACTAGTCGTTGCTTGATCAAATAACCTTTCAAATTGTACATGCTCAAAAGGAGGTTTGACGGTATAAATTTCTGTTGGTGCGCTATAAGTTGCATCATCTAAAGTGAATCTAAGACTGCCCCATCCCACGTTATTAAGTTGCTCATATTGTTTAGCAAGGAATGTCCCAAGTCCTTCATACTCAAAATTTACTTGTTTATAGGGTAGCGCAACATCAACCGCACTTTTTGAAATTTCTAAATATTGCGTAATATCATAGCTAGTCCCCGTCGAATAATAATCGTCAATAGTTTCGACTTGAATATTTCCGTTAGGTAAAGCGTAAACGGTTAAATTAAAAAGGTTAAAAAGACCATTTAAAAAATCAATGACCTTTTGTTCTGGAATTTGCTGAGTAATAATAAACTCAATATCAGTACTTGTATTAAAATCTGCGTTTGTTGTAAAAACTTCTGCCCAAGATACATAAGTAACCCCCGCTAAATCCCATTCGATGTCCGTTGAGGGGAACGTTATTTGAGTTATAACTAGCGTGACAATTGTAACCGTATAAAATCCTTGAGGTAAATCCTCGCCCCAATCAGCGTTAGTAAAACTTCTATTACCTGACGCAAAAGTTGACTCAAAATAAGATGATCCATTTCTGTATACTATTACTTGATATGCTACTCCAGACGCAGTTGTTAAATTCAAATTACCTCT